CTCTGGCTATCAGATGATGGGCCTACCTATCATCACAGATGCAAACATTGGAACAACTTATGGAACAACCACAAACCAAGATGAAATCTATGTTGTGACTGCTCCTGAGTGCCATCTGTGGGAACAATCAGGTTCACCATTCACCCTTCGCTACGATGCGACTGGTGCAGGAAACCTAACAATCAAGACTGTTGTTTATGGATATGCCGCGTTCACCGCAGGTCGTTATCCACTAGCGAACTCGATTATTTCGGGAACAGGCTTGGCAGCACCAACCTTCTAGTCACTAGAAGAAAACTAAATTGTGTAAGAGCGTTCAAGGCCCCCCGACTTGGGCGCTCTTACACTTCTAAACGATTCGGGGGAATCAATGAAAACAGGTCACAAAGTTTCAATCGGGTCTTGCGACCCTGGAATGGTCAATGGCGGATTCGCCTTCCATCTCATTCAATTAGCATCAGCACGCGCAAATAAACTTGGCCCCTTTGTTCGAATCAAAGGATCAGGCTTACTTTCTAAACAAAGAAATCGCGTTGTCAAGCATTTCTTAGACTCAACTGATTCAGATTGGCTTCTGATGATTGACTCAGATGAGCAGCTTGATGTCTTAACTTTTGACAAGTTGTGCGAAACTGCACACGATAAAGAACGACCTGTTGTTGCAGGTCTAGTTTTCGCAGGCTTCGGCGTGGTAGGCAAGCCTTATCCGAAACCCGTGCCAGCGATATTTCAAGATTCACCTGATGGATTTTTACCGCTTTACAAATACGACAAGAACGCAGTTTTTGAAATCGATGCCGCAGGCACAGGTTGCTTGATGGTTCACAGGAGCGTTCTTGAAGCAATGCGCGAAGCAGCAGACCCAAATCAAGGCAAGGATTGGTGTTGGTTTTGGGATGGCCCTGTTAAGGGCGAATGGATTGGCGAAGACTTGCTCTTCTGCCGCCGAATCAAATCGCTAGGTTTTCCAATCTATGTGAACACCGGAGCGATTTTGCCACACTCCAAGTCTTATTGGCTCAAGGAAGAACACCACGAATTATGGCGAGATTAAAGCGCAAAGAAACGGCACTAGCTCTGCCTAAGTTAGAACGAGCAATTCAAACAACACCAAAGAAGAGGAAATCTAGTGGCAATCACCAACGGCTACGCGACTCTCGCGGAACTAAAGTCATCGCTGACAATAACTGACACAAGCGATGATGCTTTGCTTGAACTTTCAATAACTGCCACAAGCAGAATGATTGATGACTTTACAGGTCGCTTCTTCTATGCAAATGGAACTGTCGGAACACCTGTTGTTAGATATTACACAGCCCTTGATCCTTGGAGCCTTGCAGTAGATGATTTCGTGTCAATATCCGAAATCGCAACCGATGACAACTTCAATCAAACTTGGTCAACTGTTTGGGCGACTTCTGACTTTATGGTTGAGCCTATCAATAACCCTCGGCGCGGTTGGCCTTACACAAGAATCTTGGCAACAGGTCGTTATGTTTGGCCTTACTATCTGCCTCAATCCTGTCGAGTGACAGGCGTTTGGGGTTGGTCTGCGGTTCCTTCAGAAGTTAATCAGGCTTGTTTAATTCAAAGCTCTCGGCTTTTCATTCGTAAGCAGTCGCCATTTGGAATCGCAGGAACTCCTGAACTTGGCACTGTAAGACTTTCATCCCGTCTTGACCCTGATGTCGAGGCTCTACTTCGACCAATTAAAAGAAACAATGGTTTGGCAGTATGAATCCAAGCCAAGTTCGTGATGGTCTTAAAACTAATCTTCAAACTATTTCAGGACTCAGAGTCTATGACTTAATCCCTGACACAGTGACACCGCCTGCCGCAGTTGTAGGCCAACTAGATTTCACATTCGACATCGACAACGCTCGTGGCTTAGACCAAGCGCAAGTCGATGTTCTTGTGATTGTGCAACGCTTTTCAGAACGCTCAGGACAAGACAAGTTGGATGCCTTCCTTGCAGGAAGTGGCACTGGCTCTATCAAGACCGCGCTAGAAAGTGATCGCACTTTGTCGGGAGCAGTGAACACTCTGCGTGTCACAGGAGCCGAAGCAGGCACCTATGACTCACAAGGAGTCACATTTCTCTCATACCGATACAGACTCACGATTTGGGGATAGGAGAACCTAATGGCTTACAAGGTCATCTCAGGCCGCGAGGTCTGTGGAAAAAAACAAGGTGAGATTCTTACCTTGAAAGAGCTAGAAAATGCAGGCGCAAACATTGATGCTCTCATTGCAAGCGGCCACATTCAAGCAAGTCAAGCAAGTCAACCAACCATCAAACCAGCACTATCAGAAGGAGCCAAAAACTAATGGCACGCATCGTTCTTACAAATGCCCTAGTCACAGTCAACGCAGTTGATTTGTCTGATTATGTGGCATCAGTGACACTTAACTCATCCATCGATGTAGTTGAAACAACAGCATTTTCAAGCACCGCAGCTCGCACACGCATCGGCGGTCTTGCAGACAATTCAATCAGTCTTGAATTTCACCAAGACTATGCTTCAGGAGAAGTTGAAGCAACAATTTATCCACTACTCGGAACAGTGACCACTGTCACTGTCAAGCCTGTAAATACCGCAACAAGCGCAAGCAATCCTCTCTATACAGCAAGCGCACTTGTTTCAGAGTGGACACCACTTAACGGAGCAGTTGGAGAACTTGCAACTGCATCTGTCACTTGGCCAGTTAGCGGCGCAATCGTAAAGACAACTGCATAATATGGCACGACTTGTTCTCACTAATGCCTATGTGACTTTCGCATCCACCGACTTGTCGGATCATATTGCGAGCGTGTCACTGAACACCACCTTTGACATCGTTGAAACAACGGCGTTTGGTGACACGGCAAAAAAGAGAGTGGCCGGACTTGCAGATAACTCTGTAAGTTTCGAGTTCCACCAGGACTACGCTTCAGGCTCGGTTGAATCAACGATTTATCCGTTGCTTGGAACCGCAGTCGCTTGTGAGGTCAGACCTGTCAACACAACAGTTAGCGCAACAAATCCAAAATACAACTTCTCAGTTCTAATCTCTGAATGGACACCTCTTAATGGTGCTGTTGGAGAATTAGCAACTGCGAGTGTGACTTGGCCTATTTCGGGCGCAATCACAAAATCAACATCTTAAATCAATTAGGGGGAAACAAATGGATGGCTTAAAAATCCGTGTTCGCACTACCGATGGAACCGATGCGACTTATTCGCTTCGACCAAGAGTGATTGTGGAGTTTGAGCAGAAGTATCAAAAGGGCTTAGCAAAACTTATTGCCGAAGAGCAGAAATTAGAGCATATCTACTTCCTGGCTTGGTCAGCGATGAAGCACAATGGTCGCGTTGTTAAACCTTTTGGCCCTGACTTCTTAGACACTCTTGAAGAAGTGACCTTGGTGACAGACCCTTCTTCCGAATCCACAGAGATAGCCTGACCTATCAAATAGCAGCTCTCTCTGTGGAGTCTGGAATTTCGCCGGTGGCATTACTTGATGCCCCTGACGGAGTGTTGGAAGCAATTTTCGTTTATGTGAAAGAACGAGCAAAGGCGCGAAACAAATGAGATTGACTCAATATACTATGGAACTCCAAGGCATTGACTCAACCATTGCTGCACTTGAGCGTTTCGCGCCTGATCTTAAAAGGGAACTAGACAAAGAAGTCAAAGGTGTAGTTTCCACAATAGTTCAAGAAGCCCGCGATTATCTGCCTTTTGACATTCGACCTTCAGGTTGGGCAAGACAAATGAAATTTTCAGGTTTCATTGGCCCGCTTGAAAAAGGTCAAAGTCAAACCTCATCTTTTGTGACTTATGATGTAGCCAAGGCAAAGGCAGGCATTAAATCTATTTCTCCTACCTCACGGCGAAGCACAACAGGATTTCGCAATGCTTATGGAGTTATTCAGCGCGACAAAGCAGGAGCAATTTTTGAAACCGCAGGTCGTGGAAGTGCTGCATCAAGGGCTAGAACTCGCGCTTCTAATTCAACAAATCCAAGAGCATCAGAACAGTTTATTCAGACAGTGGAAAAATACTATGGTGTCTTGCCTACTGCTCATCACACAGGCAATGACAAAGGTCGAGCTTTGATAAAAGCAACGGACAACAACCGCAAGAACGCACAAGGTAAAATCTTCAGTGCTATTAAAAGCGCGGAGTCCAAGGCTCAAGCACGAATGGATGCAAATTTAAGCAAGAGAGAAGGTTGACAGATGGCAATTTTTGAACGCATTGTCACTGTCTATAATGACAAAGGCTCAAAGCAAGCTGTCAAAGACCTCAATAAATTAGAAAAGAATTTTGCTGATGCTGGCAAGAAGATTGCCAAGGCGTTTGCGGTGGCAACCGCAGCAGCAGGTGCCTTAGCCATAAAGATTGGCAAGGATGCTGTTCAAGCCGCAATGGAAGATCAGAAGAGTCAAGTCCTTCTTGCCAATGCTCTTCGCAATACTGTTGGCGCAAGTAATGAAGCCATAGCAGCTTCAGAAAGCTACATAACATCTTTACAAAATCAACTTGGCATTGCCGATGATGAACTTCGCCCTGCCTTGGCGGTTTTGGCGACCGCCAGTGGCGATTTAGCTCAGGCACAAACTCTTCTCGGACTCTCCCTTGATGTAGCCGCAGGATCAGGCAAGAGCCTTTCAACAATTACCTCAGCTCTCGCCAAGGCTCAAAATGGCAACTTCACTGCGCTTCAAAGATTATTCCCTGCCCTCGATAGAAACGCAATTGCAAGCGGCGACTTGGTTGCACTCACTCAACAACTTGCTGACTTATATGGTGGCGCAGCGCAGGAAAATGCCAACACCTTTGCTGGTCAAATGCAAATTCTCAAATTAAGATTTGGTGAGATTTTAGAAACTATTGGTTATCGCTTTTTGCCAATTTTGGAAAACCTTGTTCAAGTCATAAATGAACAAGTCGTTCCTGCAATAGATGCTTGGCTTGAAGCTAATGGACAAAAACTAGCAAATGTTTTTGAAAATGCTGTTGGGTATATTGTTGCATTCGCTCAAAGCCTTTTTGATGCCTTCAATTTTGTTGCCAGAAATATCAATGTTTTCAAACAATTAGGTGCAGTGATAATTGCAACCTTTGCCGGTGCAAAAGTCGCGGCTGCGGTCAGTGCAATAATTGGGGCAATAAAAGCAATTATCACTGTGACAAAAGCTCTACGAACAGCAACTTTAGGTGCAGCAGCAGCTCAATCTTTATTGACTGGCGGTATTTCTGCTGCTGCTGGTGCTACTGCTTTTGCTGCTGCCTTGTATGGCATAAATAAAGCAATGGATAAGTTTGGCGACAGCGCCGACAAAACATCCGACAAATTAGATTTTGATTTCAAAGGCTTAAAACTTGGGGCTAATGACTACACCAAGGGCCTTGAAAAACTGACTGTTTCTCAAACCAAAAATACAGCAGCCACAAAAAAAGCAACAGCAGCCGCCGCCTTAGAACTTGCAACAAAGAAAGGTTTGGCGGCCCTTGCTAAATTAGGTGTTAAGCCAACCACCGAAAAAGACCCAATTCAACTTGAGGCTGCTCGTCTAAATCTTCTCAAGCAATCAAACCTTGAAGAAGCAGCAAGAGTCAATGCGCTGATTGCCAATATGGAAGCGCAGATGAAACTCAATGAGGCTGCTCAACGCTACACCGATCTCTTGCAAGTTCTCTCTGATGCAGTAATCAGTGATGAAGAAGTTTCTGTTCTTGCTCAAAAGTGGAACATTACAAAGGGCGAAGTTCTTGAATACATCGCCCGAATCTATGCTGCCAACTCAACAGACCTAAATGACGGCCCAATTGTCAACCTGCTAATGAAGTGGGGTCTGACAAAAGAAGAAGCCGAAAAGTATGTAGATTTCACCCGCGCCCTAAA